AATAGTGATACCAGCAGATGGATCTAGACCCATGTCTGATAAATCTACTGGAGTAGTTGAGTACTCCCATGAGAACGTAAGAGCATTTGGATCTTCATTAACTGTTTCATAAGCTCGTTCTGCTGGAGCTACTTTAGCGTTATAGATTAAGTGAATTTTCTCACCATAAGCATTTCCTTGAGTGTCGTTACCTACGATAGTAGAATATGCTAAACCAAATGGTACACGAGATTGTTGTCCGATATATACTCCTGGATGAATGGCTTCAGACCCATCACAAGCTTCGAACTCCGATGGATACGTATATGCATCGATAGATCCCTTTAGGTTTTCCGCAGATGTTAACGATAAATATTTCATGTTATCTGCGTATAGTGGAGTTTCTTCAGCTCCATCATTAGATTTTTTAACAGATGTTAATCCGCTCCAAGAAACACCATTTTGGTATTCACCTGTGATTGTATCTTGAACGAATAAGACACCTCGTCGGGTACCCGTTTCATATAGACGAGTTCCGATTTGATCCCATTGTAATTTAGACATTTATATTCCTCCTAATAAAATAGTTTTAGAGTCGTGTGATAGATATTATCGGTTGTAAAATATTGCGTTATCTTGCAATTGTGAAAATGAGACTCAATATCATCAGCTAACATACTGTCAGGGTTTAGATCCATGACTGTTAAAGAATAACCCTGTTTAGATAGGTACTTGGTATCGTCAGCATATAGAACGTTTTTAGTGTCCCGATTATACACTACACATGGATACTTCATCATATACCCTGATGGAGGTTGGAAATACACATTGGGCGTGAACATCTCTAGAGATGTTTGAAGATCTAATCTACTACCCATTCCACACACCTCCTAGTGTCGCTACTAACCTAGGTCTTTGAATTTCTATAGAATCCACTTCCCATTTAACGCCATCGATAGATATCCATCGAATATTATAATAGTTATTAAATGCGTAAGCATCTCCAACTAAAGATACCCTATGGTTAAGGGAGAGGTTGCTATTAATACGATCATCATCTCGATTAGAGGCAGATAATCTTAGCAAATCCCCCTTCATTCTTTTAGGGTGCTCGACTGGAGACCATACGCCAGGAACTGTTTGTTCTTGGGTAACATAGCCTACCAAGCCTGCAAATTTAGTCATATGTCATTATGCTAAAGTTGTAGTTGTAGTTGTAGTTGTTTTGTCAGCTTGACGAGTTCCATAAGTCAATCCGCCAAATTCGTCAGTTGCTCCAGTTGCTGCAACAGCACCTTCTACTAAGTGGATAGCTGATTTAGGCATAGTTAAAGCTCCTGATAGACGAGTTTCAATTAGATATTTATACTGGTTAAAGTCAATATCGAAATCATCAAAGTTAGTGATTTGACCACCTTTAGTAGCTCCAAGTTGATAGTCGCGTAAGTTAACAATAACTGCACCTTTACCGCTCATAAATGTAGTAGGTACAACTTTGTTAAGACCTAATCGATTTGCGATTGCTTCGTCTGATGGAATATCACCGAATAAGTATCGACCGTCTTGAGCCTTAAGTAATTTGATAGCTGATAATAGAGTTGGGTCAATATACATGTTAGGACGACCTGAACCTCGGTAATCAGCCATTGCTGTAATAACAGCTTCGATGAATGCGTCAGCATTAGCAAATGCTTTCTGAATAGTAAAGAACTCGTGATCTGTAATTACAGGACGGATGTTTTGTTCGTTAATCTTATCATCTGCTGAGAAGTCACGACCGTCACCAACTAAGATGGCGCGAGCAATTTCTTCTTTAAGCATAGTTTGCATTTCGACGTTCATGAACGAAACAACGTCAAAGTCTGTAATATCAATAATATCATCACGATCTAATTTCTGTTTCTTGTATACCGTAGTAGGTTGTGTTTGACGTTTAATTAAGCTAAAGAATTCTTCCTTCTTCATATCGCCTTTGATATAACCTTTAGCACGAGCTTCGTCTTCGGTTAAATCTGCTACTAAAGTTTTAACACGTGAAAATGGCGATTTAGATACGGCGTTAAGAATATCTAAATATTGCGTGTTAGTATCTTTGTAAAGGATTGGTGTGTTACCATTAGTTGAGTTATACGCATCTGGGAATAACATTTCAACTGAGTTAATACCGTGAGTGATTGTGTCGTCTTGTTCTGCTAGGAAATCTCGTAACGAGCTAGCTTTAGTTTGAAGAGCATGTTTTAGAATATCATTGTAATTATGTTTTAAAGTCTCATCTTGTTGCCCACCATCGGCTTGTTTACTGAATACGTTTTGTTTCATTTCTTCGTCATCTCCCTTTTCATCTTCATTATTAGTTTTAGAGTCTTCCTCTTCGTCAGCACTTTCAGTAACCATACCTAACAATGCATATACAGCTTGTTTTTGTTCATCGTTCATAGTGTCTATTACATCACCGATAGTCGTATCTTCACTATCAGCGTGTTCTAGTTCTTCATTATTGTCTAACAACTTTTCCACCTCTTCCAGCTCCTCATCTGTTAAATCGTCTAACACATCTTCACTCTCATCTTCGTCATCAATGACATCGTCTGACGCATGGATCAAAGTTCCTGGGTGGATTACACCAGTTTCCTCATCACCGTCTTCTGAGTGTTTCATAACTGTTTCGATCATAGCCCCCGGATTAGCAGCGGCTAGAACTAGACTGACTTCATAAATAGATCCATGGATAATATTGGATCCGTCACGTTTTAATCGTCTAGCCCCGATAGACATGGATGAAATGTCGCCATGTGTCAAAAGTTCTTTGGCGCTTAGCGCATCTTTGGTTTCGTTGAAATATCCGTAACCGTAGACGCCCTTGTCTTGATTCTGGAGCAACACATAACCCAAGACATTATTAGGACTATTGTAGTCATGGTTCCACACTAAGGGAACTTTTTGTCCATCGTTGTCTCGGAATGCGTTGTGCTTGATAGTTACGCCGTCGGAACATTTAATGTCGTTCTTCGTAACCCATCCAGCGAAATCGTAATCACGTTTCCCCACAATTAACTACCTCCTCTAGATTATTGTCACCATTTTGAAACGTAGCAAGCTTGGTCGGCTACATATAGTGAATCATTCTATACATTGTATTTGTATTTTTGTTATTCGACTACCGACCTTACTTTATGTATCAGGGGACGTGAGCGACCCATATAGTTAACCCTAATCGGGATTAACATCTTTAGATGGTTCTGGTGTACCTTTACTATTCTGCTTATTGTCAGCGATGTTAGGATTAAACAACTCATCAGCTCTAGGATCGTTGGACGGTTTCAATCCGATGATCTTTCTGATTTCATTCGAAGTCGTAATGTAATTACGTCTGAACGAATCTCCTAAATTACCAATAGTTTCAGCAGTTACAGTTTTAAACATGTCTCGATAAGACACTATGGTATGGCCTTGAGTTCGAGCCGTTTTAGTAATAAACTTTCGTCTAAATTCTGATACAATGTTATCAACAATAGGGTCGATAGTTCGACTGTAGTAGGTTCGCAACTCACCTTCGCTAGCCGTACCATTAAAAATGTTACCTGTCAAACCTAATTGATTATAGAACTCTTGTTTTAAACTGTTTACCGTTTCTGGAAGTTGAGGATTAGCAGGTCTATTGAGTTGCATAGCTTTCTCAGTTCCATCAACATACGCTATACCGTTATGACTTGTTGCGAGTTGAGCTTCGATGTCTCGTATGCGTTTTTCAGCCATCTGTCTTTGACTTTCAGTTTTGATACTGTACGGCAATGTTAGAAGTAGGTCTAATCTGTTAGACGAAGCCATTGCCTCAACATCATCTAGTTGGTTAAGTTTTCTAACTAGTCGTTGGAGTGTTGAATTGGTATCGTTTACTGTAGCATATAAAGGGTTCTCTATAATAGCCACATTCTTTTTATCCATAACTACATCTTCATAATTACCGGTCATATCGTTATATAATTTAACCTCTATATGTCTTGGAAACCATCTCACAATTTTACCGACTCGAAGAGATTTAATGTCGTAACTCCCTGATATGTCTGGGTTTAACGTGGTCTCAACAGGGACTACAGCGACGACACCTTCATCGAACATAGAATATACTAAATCTTGTACGAATTGCATATGTGTTTGATCAATGTTAGCTTCAACAGTTAAACATTCATTTAATCCTGAGTTTAAATTTTCTAGATCTTCATTACCAGGATTTATCTTAACATGTTTAAAAGTGGTCATCGACACGTCTATTGCAATTCGATTATAGATGGACGATACATAGGATGATGTATTAAAAAATACCGAACTCCTATGAGTAGGGCGAGATGTTGCAGGCCCTCTATCGTATTCTAAGTTCTTACCGTCGTTTGTGAATGCATTCCAGGCATGTTTTATTCTACTTGTTACTTTCATTCGAACGCCTCCTGGAACCGTTTATAAGCAACCCAGCTATCTAATAGAGCTGCGACATTATCTATTTTCTCGCTGTCGCGTTTCTTGGATAACTTTCGGTTACCGTTAGTATCTTCTATAGCTATAGAGTTACCCATAGCAAACTTCATTAACTCCTCGTCAAATAAGAGAAGTCTCTCAGATGCTAAATGACCTAACTCCCCTAAAGGAACAGATTCCGTTCTAGCACCTTGTATAACTTTAGTGACACCGTATTCGCCCCGTTCTTTAATCCACATATCTAAAATATCTTTAGCGTTATAAGGATCATACCCAAACGACACTACGGTATATTGATGGTCTATTAGAAATTCATCTAGATCTCGATAGACATCCATCATATTTAAGACTGCGCCATCCATCACTACTAAAGACCCTTCGTTAATAAATTCTTGATACTTATCCCTCATAGCCTTATCTAATTTCCTAACTTTAAGGTCGGACACATATGACCTAGTCTTAACCCCGAAATATCCATTAGTAAGTGGGAATAAGAACGTGAACGCTGTAAAGTCATCACCTTGTGATAAATCGGCACCCATGGAACATAACATGCCATCGAAATTCTGTTTCCTATGTGGTAAAGTATCCTCGTAAGTGAAGAAATAAGAAGCGCCTTCTACTGGTATACCAAAACGTTTAGCTAGAATATCATTTCTCTTAGATGGGACCGCTTCCATTCTATCAACGTCTTTTTGGTAAGTGTCATAAGATACTGTGGCTCCAAGATTAGGATTGGCTTTCAACCACATTTCAGGCATACCCACTTCGGAAACCTCGTCTAACTTATAATACCATATTGATGTATGTGGATCGAAGTAATCCCCTCTTAAAATATCTTGAAGTTCAAGTTTTATGGTATCTCCGACGCCATTACGAGTTGTACCTTCAGATGACGTTGCTACTATGACATAATCATCAACTTTAGAAGCCCCTTGTTCCAGCGCGCCAATAACGTCTTCTTTGACTCGACCCGATAACCACTCATCAACACTACTAATCTTTTGACCTAAGCCTTGTAATTTATCAACCGACATAGTACGAACTTCAATCTTAGAGTTCGTTAAGAAATTCTCAATACCTTTTTTAGTTGATGCTAGTTTTACTTTAGACCATGAGTTAGACTGAATATTACCTTGGGTCAAGAACTCATACAATGGTCCTCTAGATCTAGATATAGCTGTTCTAGCGGGATTCATAGTTTCCTCAGCCTGTTTCATAGTTGGAGCTGTAACTACCTGGTGCGTGGTCGAAGTGTCCGTTACTAGAAAATATTGCTGAATAGTAGAGGCGTACATAGACTTAGCGCCACCACGAGCAACTATTAGAAATTGTTTATTAACTAATCTTTTCTTCTTAGTCACTATTTCATATTTTTTCTTAGACGGATTCCATACTTTCTCATCTACAAAATAAAACCACGCTAGTAAATCTTCAGCCCATAATTTAAACGATGGTAATAAACTTAAGTCCCCACCATCAGCTAAGGTTAACTCAGTCTCACAGAACCTTATATATCCGTTTATAGCTTCATCGTCATAATAGTAATCCGGAGATTCTATAATGAAATCAATGCGATTCATCTGGAGGGACACTTCCTCATTCACAGGAATATCACCATTCAACACTTGCTGTCTAAACTTTCCGTACTCAATAGGTATCGCTGTGTTTGATAAAGTCATCGCATCACCTCCATCAAATAACGACTTCTTTAATAGCTTCTACGTATTTAATACTTGCTTTAGTCGGGTCTACAAATGTTAAATCATCGTTAAACGGTGATGTTCGAGTGTATTTACCTTTGAAAAATAACTTTTGTCGATCGTCTATTACTCCAGCATTATGTAAAATTTTAACGCCGTAATATGTGTCGACGTTATCGGTAGACCATGCGAAATCTAACTCCGAGTGTATTTGAGTAACTTTGTCAAAATAATAAACATTATACAATTGAGCCCACATTTCAGCAGTCCATTTCTGTATTCCAGTAGATCCTATGCTGTTAAGATATCGATATAACCTGTTTGAATCTTCGTATACTTTAAGCCAGTATTCAAAAGACGGTTTCGATATTACCCACTGAGCTCCGCAAATTGGATTTTGTTGCCTAATATAATTAGGGTCTACCCCAACTATATGACAAATTCTGTTAAATATATCGGGTCCTTTAGAGTCTAAATAATCTATCCCCAAATATGACTGACAATCCGATCCATACCAAACATTAACATTCGGCTCCACAATAGGTATGCCTCGAAATATAACATCGCTATCGATATAAAAATAGTCGTCTAATTCTCGAGATCTGTCTTCTTGTAAATATTTAGCCCACAAATACGGTTTTATAGATGGTATATAACTTCTGTCTCTTCGATTATCCTCGTAAATATGCGTCTCGACCCCATACTTGGTTGATAAATACGACGGTATATTATCGTCACGTTTTGAGAACAATAGAACTATATCGTTAATGCCTAACTTTTTAAGTCTAGTTATAGACACTTCCAGTTCCCATTTGAATCGATGTATAGCTGGCTGACACATAATATACTTCATAGTTAGCCAACCACGTTTCTCATTTTCTTACCGTCTCCTAGTCGACGTTTGGATGACTTTACTACTCCCCACTTCATACCTTTAACACCGTAGTGTTGTAGAATGTCGTCTGTAGTAACGTTTTCTATCATTCGATTAACCTCACTTTCTTTTAGAAGCTAGAGCACTGTTTATAGTACCCATTGTCATGTCTATGACGTCGTTAACATACTTCTTAGCCGGTCGATTCATTTTCTTGTTTATAGTGGATGGGTTCATCACGTTTCCAGTAGCATAAGCTAGAGCTACTGAGCCAGCGATCGAAGCTACTTTCTTACCAACCTCTATCTGTTTAGCATTTGCTCGATTGACTTGAGAGTTGAGGCCGTCGATAGCTCGTAGTCTTGTGACTTTTCGATTAAGCTCTTGATCGGACATTTTAGATCTGTTAAGATAATCTTTTTTATCTTTATCCGTAGCGAATTTACTTTTAGATAACTTTTTCAAATCGTTTTCTAATCCAGCTCGCTTAGCAACTTTATTAATATCTTTAGTTGTCATGTTCTTAACATCGCTTAGTTTTTTATTCCACTCTCGCTCTCGCTTAATCGAGTCCAAAGTTTGCTTAGTCTTACTTGAGCCTTTGTCTTTATTTTGACGGTTGTCGTCTATCTTTTTCTTAATACCTCGTTCGGCTAAACTATTAACTCTTTGCTCTGCGTTTTTAGTTTCAGCTTTTAAAGCTAGACTGACGGCTTTAGATTTAGAAGCCCCTTTTTTAATATGATGATCGTATGTTTTGGAGTAAGCGTCATTGCCAACTTTCATTCGCTTGTCATGAACTCTATCTAGACGTTCGGCCATCTTTTCTTTTCGAGACTTGCGGAGTTGTTTTTCAGAACGTCTTACTCCCCACTTCATACCTTTAACACCATAGTGTTGTAGAATGTCGTCTAACATTATGGATACACCTCCCTGTTGAACACTACTGAGATCTTTCTTAGATCTTGAATGATCTCTACTAAGAGATTGTTTAAAGTATCTATCTAGATCGTCTGACGATAGAGGGATACTTTTGACTTTACCAAGATTTTTACTAGGATTGAAAACTATCAAAGGGTCTTGCGATCCAGCATTAGGATCCCTATCATTTATATCGGACATTGCGGAATACCCTTTTTCAATTAAACCTCCGAAAAATTCAGACCTGGTTCTAGCTGATTTATTACTTACCATAATGCTTATAAATTCTTTAGTTATTTTATCACCTTTAGCAATATCGTCAGGATCAATCTTCGAAATCTTCTTCTGATAGTGTTTAGACGTTCTAGATGTAAATAATGCTAAATCGTTATACGCTTTACTCATATCCGATGCTACTCGTTTAGGATTTTGTTTAGCTAATCTTATAAACTCTTCGGTTAATACTTTGTCGGATGGTACTTTAATATCCCTCTTAATTTTAAACTCATTTTTATAAGTTTTACCGTCATACATAAAATTACCCATCATATCTGCGTAATGATTTTTATCGTATGAGGTATACGAGGCATACATATGACGATTTTGCTCCTTAAATTTTCGACTAGTGTAATTTACTATCTGAGTACCTTTTTTAATAGTTCGATCTTTGCTATTTATTCGGTCCTTAGTTTTTCTTACTCCCCACTTCATACCTTTAACACCATAGTGTTGTAGAATGTCTGCCAACCGTATCACTCCAATTCATAAGCGAGTTTTAATCGCCATAGTAATTGATCAATCTGTGATGAATGATAATCAACGCTAGATGGAGGCGGTGGGTCAAAAAGTATTTTCACGTTCAAGGCTATGAATTGTGGAACCATTGAAAAATATTTATTACCCTCTACTTGCGACTCATCCTTTAAGTCAAACCATGTCGTCGTGTTGTCATTTACGACAATGAACATCCCAATGCCGTTTTGGTTGAGTTTAGATATTGCCGAATTTATGTGAAGTAGTAAATCGGTATCAAAATCTTCGGCATCGAACATTAAACCCATAGCTCTCCGAATGTCTTCTAATATGCTATTCGTCATTTTCATAATCACACCTCAACCTTAATGTTTTTAACTTTCTTATAAGTATCGAAATAAATTTCGTTCTTGTCTCCATTGTACGTACACTCATAATACATACCGTCCGAAATGGAAGTACTCAGCAAAGCTTTATGGTTTTGTAAAGTTTTACTATACCAGACAATATAAACATCTTGTGGTCCTTCCCAATCAATAGGGCTGTCAGTATTATCAACAGTGTATTCGGACACCAATTGTTTACACTTTTCGATAAATTTAACTGAGTCGTTTAACATATTAATCACCTCCTTTTACCATAGTTTAGTATCCCCGGGTTTTCTAGGGGTCCAAGTATCTTTTTCTTTTTGATTGTAATGTATGAGATTGTGTGTATGTATCGACGTTGTAATTAGGTTTTCGTAGTTTGTGAGTTTATCTGTCATGTGTAGTATATCGTGTTCAGTTATTGGGTCTATGTGATGTATAATCATATGACCGGTTATATAAATACCGAAAACGCCTAGATCAAAACCTAAGTCCCTACCTATAATATCTTTTCTAATACTTTGCCACATGGTGGTTGTATAGAATTGTCGAGATATATTTCTTGGGGACGTAACGTTGTTGTCTAGTAATTTCAAGTATTCTAACCGATCTTCATATGAGTCATATGTCATCAACTCACTGTAATTTTTCATGAGCCTGAATTGTAATTCTTCATAGCTTCGATTGCTGCTTTAGCGAGATCTTCAGCTTCTCTATCTTTATTAATATTCTGCGCTTTAGCTTCTATTAAGCGAGATTGTTTCTCTAGTATTTCTCTTTCTAAAGTTTCTCGTTTAGAAGCCAACTTAAGATAGTGTGTTATAATGGCGGACGAGGCTGTCCCTTCTCTCATTTGTCTTTCTGCTACCTCGACAGCTAAGTTGACCATTTGGGCTTCTCGGGCTTCAGGTGAGGACGCAGGTCTTGTTTTTTTATATTCTTCTTTTTTCTTCACCATCGTATTTCCTCCTTTTCATTTTCTCGGGGTTTCATCGGACTCTTATACTGTTAGGGAGATGTTTAATAGGTTTATAGATTACTTATAACACCTTTGAACAGTGATCTGAGCTAGTTTCATACTAAGGAGGAGGATGATCCAAGCCTTCATAGTATAAGAGCCCGATGAAACCCCGAGAGGTTCTGTAAAAATATCAC